TAGGTGGATTAGGTATGTTTTTCGGCTCACCTTTTTTATTTAACTTAATAAAAGGTGGCCGGCAATGTGTATAATTTTTCATTATTTTTCCTTAGTAATATATTAGTGATATATTAGGAATATATTTTTACATTGGTAGCGTTGATTTGCTTAAATTAAAGCGTTGCAAACTCTTTTCTGCTAAGAATGACATACGATCATAATGCTCATTAAAGAATTCTCTTATGCTAATAGATGGGTTAACTTTTAGTTGTGTCATAAACAATTCTTTTAAAGAAAATTCTTGATTTTGCATATCTTGATAATGCATTTTATATGCAGTATCTTCATAAACAGTATTCATAGCAGTTCCGACCATACTATAATTATGGATTGGAAATCCAAACATATGCTTTCTATTTTCAATAAAACGCACCGTATTGCATTGTAAAATATGATTCATATCTCGCCAATACAAAAATGCTACATAAAACCAAAGCTTTGGCTTTATCTTATCGTGAAGATTTTGCATTAATCCAAACAATGTTTCCATATCTGGATTTATGAATAAATTGGGATTTGAATTTTCTATTGCAGAAATAACTTCGGGAACATCTACTGTGCTACCTTCAATAATTTCGTCATAAAATTTATCATTAATGATGCAACCTATGGCACATTTATAATTATTTTTACTACCACGATACCTACAATCTCCTAGAAATAAATCTTCTGATCGTTCATTTTGAATCACTAAATGCTTAATGATTGCATCAAAAACTTGTTCAAAGTTGTTTACCGGGATATATTGATTTTTAATTTCTTCATTTGATTGATTTGATTGATTTGATATCAATCCGTATATTTCCACATTATTCTCCTTTTGTTATTTTTATTAATAATTATTTACTATTTATACTTTGCAACCAACTCTAATATCGCCAAAATCATGACCTAATATAATTTCTTCGTTCATAATTAAAGTTAGAGCTTTTACTGCTGTTTTATAATCTATAGAATTAAAACTAATTCCAATAGCATCATTTAGCCAATCGTCACAATCATCTGGATCTATATCTGTATCTTCTGATACTATTTTTAAATCAGGGAATTCTTTAAAGTGGTGAAATGCTAAATATTTCCAAATAGAATCTTCATCATTGTAATATATTTTTTTACCTTGACCTTCTGATAGTCCTAAAAATTTATTTGCTTCTTCTTCAAAAGAAACTTTATATTGATAGCCGCCAGTTTCTTTTTTCAACCATTCAGGCGTTTGCCAATCATTTGCTATTGCTACGGCAAATCCTGCAACACAACCTACTGAATTACAATTAAATATCTCTGTGGTTTGAACAGAAGACAACATATTGGTATTATACCAACTTGCTTCTCTTGTACCGTTTACAATTAACTTAGTGTAATCATCATTATCTATAGTCAACTGACCAATAAAAGAAGACATATTAAATCTGAATTTGCCATCTTTTTCAATTGCGTCAATTAGTTTTTGGAAGTTATCTTTATTCATTGCATTTTCCTTTCATTAATTTTAATGTCTGCTCCATATTCACCCAGTATAATTTCTTCATTCATAATCCTGGTCAAAACATCTACTGCTGTTTTGTAATCTATAGTAGAAAAATCAATTTCTAAATCAGAATCATCCCAATCAAAATTATCAATATCACAATCATCAGAATTAATATAATCAAGATCTGGATATCTATCTGGTTCGTAGTATCTAAGATATTTCCAAACACAATCATCTGTATTGTAATATAATTTATTTCCTTGTCCTCTGCTTAAACCAAGAAATTGATTTGCTTCTTTTTCAAAATCCGGTGCCCAATTTTGATAACCTTGAAATAATTGTTTATCATAAGTTGTTGGCTTAATCCATTCAGGAGTTTTCCAATCATTTGCTAATGCTGTAGCAAATCCAGCAATACAGCCTACTGAGTTACAATTAAATAAATCAGTAGTTTCAACCCAATCTAATTGACGAGCAGTAAAATCACTTGCTGCATCAGTGCCATTAATAATAGAACTTTCAAAATGTTCTGAATCTAATGACAATTTGCCAATAAAACATTGCATATTAAATTTTGCTTTACCATCAAAATTGATGGCATCAATTACTTTCCGAAAGTTATCTTTATTCACTGTATTCTCCTTGTTTTTCATTGTTTTGTGTATAATTACTTAATTTAATTTCTAAGTCGCAACACCAGTCTGCAATCTTAAAAACTACTTCAGCAAAATCTTCATTAAATGGATATGAGCCACCAAATGTTAAATCGTGCAGTATATTTCCAGTTCCTTCCCAAGTGTTAGCCAATTCCATTGCTGCACCTTTAAATTTTTTGAGATCTCGTAAAAACAAACCTCTTTCTTTTATAAATCGTTTAAACTGTTCTTCTTGATCCATTTTATTCTTCCTTTGTTTTTGGTGGATTTACTTTTATTTCTCCATAATGAGAACCGATTACAATTTCTTCATTTAATATTCTAGTTAAAACATCTGCTGCGGTTATATAATTAATGCTTCCAAAATGAATATCCAATTCACAATCAGTCCAGGAGCAACTTCTATACCTTTCCAAATTTTCTTCCCTAAGAATTTCTTTATCTACATCGCCCCAACCACACTCATCTTCATAATCTTTTTCCCATTGCCATTGCAAAGATGGATATCTTTCAGATTCGTAATACCTTAAAAATTTCCAAATACTATCCCCTCTGTTATAATATAATTTTTCTCCTTGTTCCGGCGTTAATCCAAGAAATTTATTAGCTTCATTTTCAATACGAGTTGAAAATGATCTAAGTTCAGACGAATGTTGATTTCTATGAAAAAATACAGAATTAGGATTTAGCCAACTAGGAGTTTTCCAATCATTTGATAATGCCATAGCATATCCAGCAATACAAGCTACAGTATTGCAACTAAAAATATTTGTAGTTGTTATACTGCTACTTGTTTCTGGTTCATATTCACTAGCAAGAAATTTATTATTAAACTGACCTTGTTTTTCTAAATCAGATAAAGTTTGAAACTCAAAATCGTATGAAAAATTATCAATATCATCTTGAGAAAGATCAGAAATATATGCATGCATATTAAATCTAAACTTCCCTGTAGTTTCAATTTCACTAATTAATGTTTTAAAATTTTCTTTATTCATTGCTGTCTCCTTAGACTAATTTTTTTATAAATAGGATAATATCTTTAATTGTTTTTGTATTAAGTATTACTTCATTATGGTTTTGAGCAATTCGCCACGGAAACATAACACCCACAAAATCTTGTAATTCTATAATATAATCAATCAATTCTTCTTCTAATTGTTTTGGGGTTCGGCTATCCGTATCCATTACTGCTCCTTTTGTGTAATATCTATTTCTTTTTCAATTATTGGCATTAAATTTTCATTTGAATTATGAAACAAACAAGGCTCTGATTGCTCCATAAACTTAATTAAATTACTAATTTGAATGTTTGTATTTATGGTTTTTGATTGCATTACGCGGCATCAGTTCCGGGCAAAAAGAAAATGCTAACATTATTCTTAACATCTTTTCCAAATAAAGCACCAGGTCCATTTCCCTCTTCATCTTGAGATGGATAGATAATATTTCCATCATCTAAAAGCAAACCTATACAAGTATATGGAGTATCTTCCCACCCTTCTGCTTCTACAATATCTCTGCTCAAATTAATGATATCAACTATCTTTCTACCTATAATATTCATTATTTTATATCTCCTTGTTTTATTTTATTTTTTAGATTATTTACTAACACTTCTAATTGCTCTGTGGTTGAAATACTAGACAATAGACCAACTAAATATTCTGTTGAATTATCGCCCCATATATATTTGCTAGAATCAACAATTTCTTGTTCTAATTGAGTTCTTTCATTACTTGATTTTCTTTTATTAACAATAGATTGAAATATTCTGTCGGCTACTTGCTCATTACAATGACCAAAGCCTTCTTGATAATTAAATTCATCTACTGCATCTTCCCACTCTTCATCAGTTAAAGGACTTAATTTAGTATCTATAAACAGATTATTAAAATAATGTTTATCCCACCAACTAATGCAAATATCTTCTTCGGGATCATACAAATTACTTAACATATCTATTGCTACTTTTATTTTTGTCATTTATTTCCTTTCAATTGCTCTTGATAATATTGATGAATAAAAGCCCAATGTTCATCTAATTCTTCCCAGCTGGCTTCAGATGTATCTATACCATTAGATATTAATGGTTCATAATCTAAAAGTAATTCTGCATATTCATCGCTACATTTAAGACCGTGCTTTACCATTTCTCTCCAGAAAGGTGGATATTTAAATTTTGCCATACAATAACCTTAAGCACTTTCTGGTTCAGTAAAGACATTTTCTTTTTGTAAAAGATCCAAAACTTTTTTCCAATCTTTTGGATTTTTATTTACTAACTCTTTAATATCTTTTTCTATCTTTTCTACAAGACCAATCTCTACAAGTAATTTAATGTGATCTATAAAATCTTGCTTATTGGTTTGAAAATGCCTAGTTGTGCCAGCAACTGGATTTTTTACATAAACATAATTACCGTCTTCGCAAGGTATAAATAAACTATACGGACTATTTAATGCTGCTTGAATTGTTAATTGTAATTCTGTTTTTGCATCTTTCTTTTCTACGAATTTTTTTGGTGATTTTTTACTTGCCATTATGAAAAATAATCCTCATCTTCTTTATTAAGTTCAATATCTATAATTGCTGATTTTATATAATCTCTTTGTAACTCCGTTATTTCCGGAATAAATTCGATTAATTTTTCAATTGCTTCTGTTTCTAAAAGCGCGTCATCATCTTCTTCTGTTTCCCAAGCATTTATAAATACTGTATGATAATCAAAAGAAATATGTGCTGAAACCAAACTCATCGTTTTCTCCTTTAATTATTAGCTAAAAAATACAATAACGATATAGTGAATAATGTAACTAATGTAACTCTAAACGCCATATCATAACCTCCTTTTATGCGTTTTCTCCAAGCCATTCCATTGCTTCTACAATGATATGATAAATATCACCGTTTAACATTCCTACATCTAAATGTTCAATTTCTCCATTTTCTTCTAAATAAGCGTCAAACCATGGATTATTCATCCATTGATCTTGATCAATTTTTTTAACATCTAAGTCTGTATAAATACCAGCGTCATCTAATTGCGAATTATTTCTTACTCTTACTCCATTATGAGTAAAGTCCATTTCGCCATCGCAATAAATATGAATTGCTTTGTCTTTAAAAGATATTTTTGCTACGTGATTATGTGTTGAACCATCAGCATAAAAAATATCTGTTCTTTGAAGTCCCGGTAATTCATAAGTAAATTCAATTTTATATTCTAATGGATTCACATCTCCGCCTTTACTGTTTGTTTTTCTACAATATATTCTTGATATACTATCTCTAATTGTTTTTCCCAGCTTTCTATTTCAAACCTATCGTGAATTTCTTGTAAAGCAGATAACAACTCCCAATTTGGTTTCCAATTTGGAAGAGATAGGCTTACAATTTTTTGTACAAATAAATCTATAATGCCTTTTTCTTCTACATCTTCAGTATAAAATTCATCACCAATTAAGCAACCTATTGCGCATTTAAGATTATCTCTACCCCTGTAAAGACATTTAACATCATCATCAAAACCACCAACATAATACACCATAGATTTTTTACCTTGATTAATAAGATGTTGTTTAACAAAATTAAAAACACTCTCATCACTATTTAGTTTTTCTAATTCTTGCATAATACCCACACTTCCTTCCAATTTTCTTCTAATTTTTCTAATTTATTTTCCCATTCTTCTGGATCATATTCATCGTGAAGTTCTTGTAAATCTTGCAACATATCCCAATTTGGTTTCCAATTCGGAAGAGAATGTTTTACAATATTTCTTACAACAACATTACTAATATCTTTTTCTTCCATATCTATAGTATAAAAAATATCATCAACTAGGCAACCTATTGCACATTTAAGATTTTCTGGACCTCTATAACGACATTGATTACCACTTTGTAACTCTTCTATCATTTCACTTTCAAATTCAACAACAGATTTTTGACCTTGATGAATAAGGTGTTGTTTAACAAACTCAAATACACCTTCATCACTATTTAACATTTCTAATACTTTCATTATATATACCTCTGTTTGTATTTTTTTAGTCCGTTGTTATCTAAATATTCTTGTCTTTCTTTTTGTGCTGCTTTTACATCATAACCTTTGCTTTCAAGCAAGCACCATATTTCTTCATTACATTCACCATCTGTATATAATTCACCCGGATGAGTTAATGCATTTATTATTCTTTCTATTATATATTCATAGCTTACTAGCTTTTTTATATCACTTTTATCTCTCATTGAAATACTTTTTCTTGAAACTCTGTTTCTAGTTTTCTAAGTTTTGATGTTAATGTTTTAGATGTGTATTTAATATCTTTGTTATACTTAATTACATTTTGAACCCATTCTGAACGAGAACGATTATTTGCGTTAGTCTGCAAACCCAAATATTGAGTTAACATTTTTGGTTCAATTGTAATTTTTACTACTTCATCGCCTGTCCATTTTTGCCATAAACTATATTGATAAATTTCTTCACTTGCGATTAATCTTGCATACCATTCAGAAACATTTTTGTATGTTATTTCACTTAACCCAATTGTCATACTGGCAAATATTAATGACTTAAGATCCGGTTTAACATCTGTATATTTACCATTACCGTCATTATATTCATGATACGCTAAATCAAAATTATCTTTAAATTGCGCTATATTGCTTAAATTATAAGTTAATGCCATTGCTGTTCTCCTTTATATTTAATCTGTTTCGTGAGCATTATTTGACGGCTGTAATGAAGCAACAATAAATGGTACTTTTACACCGTCTTTTGTTATAATATATTTGTTATCTTGTTTTGTAATAAATTTATTTTTAATCATACTTTCTAATATGGCCTGTAAATTATCTTTTCTTTGAAATTTATGAGGAAAAAATTCTACAATTTCTTCAATTGAAACTGCTGGATTTTTCATTTTAAATCTCATAGTCAAATATTTTAAAAGCAAAATTTGCTTGCTGTCTCTAGATAATTTTGATTTTTTTATTCTATTAACAATGAATAAATCATCATTTTCCATAGACAATTTTTGCTGCAACATCACTTGCCCACCTTAAAGCATCTGATTCACAGGTTTCTCCAGAAAAAGATTTCTTTTTAATTTCACCTGTTACATCATTTATTGCAAATGCGTGACTTAACAATTCAAGTCTATTAGTATAAATTTTTACAGTTGCATATTTTTTATCCCAAGTATCAGCTTTTTGAAAATCGTATGCTAATTCCCAATCTTCTGTTTGATATTCTTTTAGTATTTGCATTGTTTTTTTCCTTTTGTGTTTTATTTATTATTGAACGCCCGTGTTTTTATTATTATTAAACAATCAAAATTGAGTGTGCGCTAATCACACTTTCTTTTGAGATAACAAATCTGACATATGATCTATTGTTTTAACAACAACAGCCTGGTCATACCAAGTTTTTTTGTTTTTGTTAAAAACTTTAGCGTGTCTAATTACCTCTTCTTTCTTACCAACAAAAATTCTGACTTGAACCGGGAAATTTTCTTTTAACAATACAATTGCATATTTACTGCCATAATTGACCATAATTTTGCCCCTGTTAATTTTATGAGTTTTGATATACTTCAATGTGATCAATTATGTTATTGATTTCATCTTGATTTAGACTTATTGTATCTCCATTATCATCACTTTTGGCAAATACAACATCGCCTACAATAAATCCTATTATTCGTTTTTGAAAATGACCATAACTTGTTGCAAAACGATTAAATGGCAATTCCAAATTTATTCCATCTTCATTACAATACATTACTATGTTATCATCAAGATAAACTGGTTCAATACATCCTTTAACTGCTGCTTGAAGAGTATCCAATGTTATTTGTTTTTCGTTTATTATTTTCCAACTATCGTCAGCTCTCATTAATATTGCTTCCATATTATTTCTCCTTTTTTGTTTGTTTATATAAAAAAAGCATCAAGTTATAATAGTATAAAAAAATATTAAAAATATACAAATTATATTAAAAGACATGAAAGGGAGTTAATGTCTTAACTTGATGCTTAGTGCTTCTATTAGGTATTGAGCCTAAAACTACAAATGTAAAATTTGTCGTTATACTTTTAACTATAGAAGCTACCGTTACTATTCGTAACGAATTACTGCTGTTTTTTCAATTAGTTCTTTACCATCAAAATACCATTGCCACATTAAATTATCTTCCCCCACCCAATTTATATAGCTTCCTGTATTTATAAATGGGGCAATTGCTTTAAAGAATAAATCTTCTTGACCAATTTTGCTTGCATAAGCTAGATAAACAAGATTTCCTTCTTCATCACGATTGTATTCAAATCCCAATGCTTCTAGAATATCCAAAAATGTTTTACAAGTTTCTGGATAATTCCAATCCATCCAAGAAAACCATTTATGTTGATCCCATTCATTGCCATTTACATATTGAATATCTTTACCATAAGCGCCGCCGCGTTTAATATCATTATTATTATTAAGCGCACACATTGCTTCGTAACACAACTCAAAGTTTTCTTTCTTAATAAACATTGAGTTTTCTGTTATATTTACATAGTATCCCATTGGATACCCCTTTCTATTTGTTTATTTAAACGCCCAGGGTTTAGCACCATCAATATCGTAAAGATATTTTGCAACTTTCAGATTGCAGTCAACATTAAGCAAACCATCTAAACTAGTTCCGCAGATTTGTTTAGTTAATGTTTTCCAACAACTATTGATTTGTACTAAACCACGATCAATAGACCCATTTTTATTTAAAGTCCATATCACATTGCCGGCTTTATCATATTTAGCATTAATTGCTTTTTCATTACAACCACTTTCTCTCCAAGCAATATATGAAAAAAGCTCAACAGGTAATCCAAATTCAATGAATTTGTATTCCCATTGAGGGCATCTTTTATTCAAATCCTTGGGGATTTGTTGTTTGATTGTTTTAGGTATTACTATCTCTTCTGTTGTTTCAACAGCTTTATCAATAACATCTAGTTTTGCTAAAGGCTGCATAGCAACATAATTTATTTTTACATTTGGAATATTTTTGCTTCCATCAGCCAATACTGATGGATTACTAAAAACTATTAATAAACTTACATAAGCAATTGCAATAATATATCCGAGTGTTTTCTTATACATACTCATTTCTCCTCCATTTAGGTAATGTTTTGTGCTGCGACACATTAAATATCTATTTAGCGAAAAACGAAAGCAAATCTACAACTCCTACTTACGCTTTTACTTATTATTGTTCTATAGTTACCTCCTAAAGGTCTATATATATTTTAACACAAAATAAAAAATATTACAAAATTATTCCTGCTCTTCTTCTAATAACAATTTAGTTACATCAGTAATATCTGGAGGCATCTCGCCCGTTTGTACTAAATCATTGTGATATTTAATATTTTTTGTAATCTCTCTAAATGAAGCAGAGTGGGGATTGTAAAAATATTCTTTTACATTCCCTGGCTCTTTTGACTTAACAGAATATTCAAATATTCTGGCATGCCAATTATCTGGTTTAAATCCCATTTGTCTTTCACAAATCCGATTTGCAAAACCAACTGCTTCAGTAACAGTAGAAACATCATCTACTCTAATTGCGTAACGATATTCTACAATATAGTAATTATCAAATTTAGGCATTAATCCAGCTTTGAACCTACTGCTATCAGAAATAATCCCAATGGCATAAAAAATAATATCGGGATTAATAATCCGGTAACTAATAAAAACAATATTGCAATAATTGCAACTGCAATGAAATCACTCATTTTTTCTCCTTATTGGTTTGTTTGATTACATCGTTTTTCCCTGTGTTTAAATCAAAGGGAATTCCCATTGTTTTACCATCACTAGACGGCACTAATTGACCAGACAATTCATTTGGCATTGAATTACTAGGTTCTGTTATAATAAAATCAGAATCACCAATTTGCAACAAATATTTTCCAGGTCTTATTTGTTTAAGACTATATTGTAATGAAGTTAGTTGCGATAAATTGTTAATAGAAATCCAAAATCCTTGATCATTAACTGTAACCAAAGTTTGTTGATATAAATCACAAACAAGACGACCTATTCTTGAATCAGCAAGATTTCTAAATTCACGATATGTGCTATCTGTAATACCAGTGCTATAATGATCATATTCATGAATTAATGTTGCAACTAATTCATAAACATTGGAATTTTCAACATGACTTTGATCAATAATAATTTGACGCTCCGATTTTGATTTATTAATATTTAAAGTTTGACCTAGCGCGTCTGTTGTTTTTGATTTAAACACAGCAATAGGTTTATCCATCAAACTAAAAGATGGTTCATACGCAGTGCATATTTCAATTGCTTTTTGCAACTTAGGAAATTTTGTAAAGTCATAATTAAGATCGTAATTAAATTCTTCACTCACTATGTCTTTTGCCAAAGTTATATTAGTGTTTCTTAGTAATCTAAACAACAAATCAGAATGGCATCTTACAGCAACTTTGTCTTTGTTGGATAGAACCGAATCAATATTTGGAATTAATGATTCTTCTGGAGATAACAAGACAGCTTTTGATGTAAATTTTTGTCTAAATATTTTAGACCAGTTATCACTTGGAGTCATATAACTATATGCGCCATCATATAGACCATAAAATTCCCAGGGTTTTTCTCTTTTAACCAAAACTGATTCAAATATGTTATCTACCATTTCATCATCGCTGATTTTGCTTATTACAAAAGCAACATTTGATTGTAACGAATAATTGTCTTTTACCTGTCTATCTTCATTCAAAGCAATATCATTACTTTGGTAGTTGAATAAATGGTTTTTTACTTCTTTATTTTCATGAACTAAAACAGATTTACAATAAACACGTAATGGATTACCGTTGTTTACAATACTTTTCAATATTGAGGTATGCCCATATTTAAACAATACAGTTTGATCGTCGCAAAAATAGGTTTCGTGATTATTGTATATATCCATCATTTTTGGCGATGCTGTAATATAAACACTAAATTCACCTTCAATTGGTTTACCAATTTTTGTAACAATTGATCTATCCCAAATTCCACCATCTTTTGCATTTGATATTGCTTCACGGTATATTTGAAATTCATCTTCCCAACTTAACATACCGGCTTCTAATGTAAATGAAGATGATTTTGGCTCAGAGTCATTGTATTGATAATAAATACAATTAATGCCAGATTCTTCTTTAACAATATAAGAAAGAGTATATGGACCTTGTTCATCATTCCCAACAAAAACCCATTTTAATCCCATTCTTAATGCCGCTATTGGAGCATATTTAATACCAGAACCAAATTGCCCAATAGTATCTGGATCATTTCTTTTTGTAGACAGACCTAATTTTTCAAGATTAAGTCTGTTAACAAAACCGGATTGATCTGAATTAGCAAAATTAGTTATTTTAATATATTTTTTCATTTGTATCCCAGCTCTAATCAATTATTCTTTTGGCAAGGCTTTCAATATAGCGTTCACCAAGCTGATTTGTTCACTATTCATTGATGGCATTTTACTAATTGTATTGTAAATTTCATCAAGAGTATATGAAGATTTAAGATTTCCAGTAAATGTAATGCTTGTGGAAATATTCTTAAGATCATTTTCAACAACTACTTTTTCTGGATACCCGGCTTTAGCCATTTCTTTAAGAATAATTTTTCTCAACAAATCAGTAGTTGTTCCAACTCCATTATCAGTTCGGTCTTCTTTCTCATAATAATAACACATAAGATCATAACGAATGGTATCAATTATTGCTTTATATGCCGCAACATTTGTTTCGCAACCATTTTTTTCTGGTGAATAGTCATTAAGTAATCCGTAAATTTTATCAGAAATATCAACTCTATCTGCAGCATCTGAAGCAATATCGTCTGTATCAATATAGTCATTCAAATCTACATGATCTCGCAATTCTCTTGCTAGTTCCTCATAAGAAAGATTTCCTATAACTTTATCACAAAGTTCATCATCATCTATTTCTTCAACAACATCTGTAGCCATAGATGAAAGATCAAATTGTTGATAAACTTTTTCTGATAATTCTTCATAATTTATTGGTGCTAACAATGCAATATCTTTGCTTGGAATTGATATTGTAACTTGTACTTTTTCTTCTTCGTTTATGTTTGTCATATTCTTTCTCCTTTGTTGTTTTTATTTATTGTAATAAATTTCTTTACGATCTTCTAACATACCCATTACATAACGATAAATTGGTGATGTTTCGTTAACTTTTCTTTTTGCTCCGTCAAACCAATCTTGATAATGATAATATACATCTATGATTTCATCATAAATATCAGTAATGACTTCAATAAAAGAAGCAGGCCCACCTGTTGATAAATGTATTCTATATGATTTGCGAATATCTACTCCTAATGGATATTCAAAAAGATCAGTGTCAACAATATCATTGTTATTAATATATCTTAACAATTCTACATCATCTGCATCTTCATCATCTAAATCATTTTGTTCATTAAATGCTACAGTTAGCAATGCTCTAATATGCTGTTCTGTATGTTGCATATTTTCATCAATGCGCTGTTCGCAAGTTTGTTGTTTACTCATATATTCTCCTTTATTTTTTTATAAATCGTGTATTTTAGTTGTTAACTCATCTAAATCATCTGGTGAACTTACTTTTTGTATTTCTTTATCTATTAAGTTAAACAAAGATTCTATATCTTCAGCAAACAATAAAAATGTTTTAATTTGTGCTAAATATTCAATTTCAAAATTATCAGAATAATATTTAAGTGGTTTTATTTTTCTTGATGAGCTTTCATTTGTTTTATTATGCAAAAAAGGTTGAGCCCAACCATCACTTTTGCCTACTGGATAACAAGTAGCATACCCATAAGATATACCAATTTTATTTGCTTTCCACCAAAAAACACTTTTAATAATTTCATCAAACGCTTCTAATTCTTCTTCATTTAGGCTGTTAATAAAATTTTGATTTAAATGTGGATAATGCCATTTAACATTAACTGCTAAACTTCCATCTTGACGAAGATATTTATCTTCATCAATTAGATTTTTAGGTGTATGAAAATACATTACACGCAATAAATTTGTAGCAATAGTCATTATTTCACCTTTCGTTATTAAAGAATTGTGGTTGGGTTAAATTGCATCTTTTAACCCAACCACAAAACTAATTATTTATTTCTTAATCCACACTTGCTGTGGCAATAAATTCATTGGAAAGTCGGGCAATCTATTTGATTTCAACTTTAAATTGTATTTTTGCACAATTAAATATGGAAGAGATGTGTATGTAATTGCATTACTGTTATTTGGCATCATAGCCTTAGCACTTGCCAACAAAGAAATTGGATTTCCAAATTTTATCAATGCATATACCAATCTTTGTTCATCAATCTTTTTGTAACGGTGCAAAATTACAGCAACTGCTGACATTAATTGATCTCTCATTACATCAGAATTACTACCATATGCCGCTTTAATAATTCTAATTGTTTGATCAAGAATATCTGCACCGGCATTAGCATAAATTCGCTTTAATGTAACCAAAGCTCTAATTTTATTATTGCCAGGTCCAACACCTACATAAAATCCATTCTTAACTAGAATGTCATTAATAGCTATTGTTAGTTTATCGCCAGAAACAATTCCGGCTTTAAAAATATCAACAGTTGATGGTTTGGTGTGTTCTTGATTACTCAAAGCAAATATTTTTGCTTCGTCTTCAAGCGACAAGCCAATATAAACAAGAGCATTAATATTTAGATACTCAAGACCCATTTTTACTAATGCGTGATATCTATGACTACCATCAATGATTGCAATTTGACCATTTTCTCTCATTGAGCAAATAATAACACCCAACAAATCTGGATCAAAGGATTTTACAATCTTAGAAATTTTTGCTTTAAGTGGCTGTCTTTGGTATGTATAATCAACCATCAATTCTGATACTTTAATTTTTGATGTTATTTTTGATACATGACCATTATTAAATGTTGCTCCAATTGAAACATTACCTGATAATGATGGCAACTCGTTATTTGTAATGGGAATATTCAATTGTTTTTGAGCTTGGCGTGAATTTAACTTTTTGCTTACTGGTATTAACTGGTTATCGGTATTCATAATTGCTCCTTATTTTTTTGTTTTTATAGGTTTGTTTTTTATACTTTTGACAATAGTTTCATAATCATAAACATGTAAATTTTTAACTAACGCGCTTCTTTCAACGCTAGTTAATCCTCCCCATATTCCGTATTCTATATTGTTTTCAATAGCATAAAATAAACAATTTTTTTGCACAGGGCATTCATTGCAAATTTGTTTTGTTTTTGCGTGCTTTTTTCTAGATAAAGCCGACTGCCTTTCTGTTTCTGAAAAGAAATTTGATATATCCATTCCTTTGCAGGCTGCTCTTTCTCTCCATAATTCTTTTTCTATTTTGAATTTATTAGCCATTTTAATCTTTGTTTTCAAACAACGGCTCTATCACCAGTTTTCTGAAATACTCAATGTACCCTTCTTTACTTTCGCTTTGTTGTAAACTTATAAAAAGTAATGACAAATGTGCACTCAATGCCAACGCTGTATAAATAACGCGTCTTTCATCAAAGTTTTCTTCATCTGTAATCATATTTATGATATGCAATTGAAATCTTGTTCTATCGCTATCATCAGTAAAATCTATTTTTTCCATTAGATTAGTAACTGAAACAAGAGAACTCAAAAACTCCGCATTATCCATTAATTCTTTAGGAATTTGAGGTTGTTGATTATTATCAATATTATCTATGTCATCCATTGAAAACATTTAGTCACCACCAAACCGATGAACCATTAGATGTTTTACCAACAAATTCCAACCACCAAATAGCGTAAGTCCAATCATTAATATAATCTTTTATATTTGAATTTTGATCTTTTTCTTCTATATGTTTTTTTGCGTTAAAGGCAAATTGTTCTGTATTATCTCTCATCCATTTTGCCATATCAAAACAATAATCAGTATCTAAACCATTATCATCTGATCCGTAAAAACTATATTCATAATCGTCAGTTCCATATTGATCAGCTTTATCGTGTAACACATCTAAAAGAAAATTACCGTATTTACCTCTATACCAACAATCAGTTCCAAAAATACCTGTAGTGGTTGATATATGTTTAACCATAGGATCACTTTCTCTTTTATTTTGCCAAGTGCAATTACCTGCTTCTTGTGTTAAAACACAATCAATTTTGCCATCTGTTCTTGTTGCTTTTGCAGCACAAGGATATTCTCTAGGTATATTATCTAATCCCATAACGTTATCTCCTTTTTTTATGAAGTGAATCTGCCATTTTTTTCTTCCCATTCAAAATCTATATCATCAACTCCTTCCCTTGATTCTTCCATATTCCAAGAACGATTAGAAATAACTTTGCCGTTAGAGAAAACTAATTCTCCGGCAAAAGCCATACCTGGTTCTTCATATGATATTAAACCTTTAATTTTAGGAAATTGTTTTATTATTGCTTCGCTTAATTTTTCATCACCTGGAGACCAAGCAGTATCATAATAAAAATCTAATACATACTCATTACCAGAACTATTTTTTCTTGGAGGCGTTATTGAATTCATATCATAATCACCCCATTTAGTATCCCAATTATTAATGCACCAGTCATACCAATTATCTGCTCCATATTTATCAACAAGTTCTTTATTTTTCCCTTTATCAGCAGTATTAACTGGAGATGTTGTATCATCTAATTCTTTTGGCATTGGTATCAATGATTTAAACAAACGAATTTCATTTGTTATTGGATCGGTAACAAGTTTAAGAAATCTGTCCATTTCTTTTTTTGTTCCCATTATTGATAAATGATTATTGCAATGGTTTGGCATAATATTCTCTTTTGTTGTTAACTATTGTGCTAGACTAATAAAATTTAAAATTGCATCATTTAATTGGCCCCGAGCATTTCCCCAATCAAATTCTGGATTATATGGATTACTTTGAAATAAGATAGAACTACCTATTTGAGAATTTGTATTAGCAGTTACTAACAAACAAACTCTTTGTTTATTTGGATGCTGAGATGGGGCTATTTCATTATTTTCTTCATTTTCATAATCTATTGCTGCTGCCCAACCACAAGTTTGTATTGTAATCAAATCATAATTTTTAACTTGATCAATTAATTCTGTATTTTCTCCATCAAGCATATCATAGATATCTTTGTTAGAAGAAATTTGTTCAAATTGAATTTCATTTTGATCGTTAATCATAATTCCAAACATAAGTGCTTTTTTAGCATTAAAATCTGGTTTAAGTGCTGCTGGCATTTTTTTTACAATTTGTTTAAATTGTCTTTCATTTAATAGTTTCATTTTGTTTCCTTTGGAAATAGTGTTAATTGATTTTTATTGTTTTTAGATATTTCGTTTTCAAAAGAAGCCGGCATATCTAAATTATGTTTTTTACAAAACTCAACCCATTTTTCATATTGAGCTTCATTTTGTAAACCTATATTATAAATTGCTTTATAAAAACTTTCATCTGACGGATATAATTGATTATAATCTTCAAACTCACAGTTCATTTTTAACAATTCGTGATAAATGCTTTCTCTCCAATCTGGCAAATTTTCTTTGCAAATCATTCCAGGATAATCTAAATCCCACCCCTCAATACATTTTATTGCATCTTGATATTGTTTTTCGTAATAATCATTTTCATCAGCAACTGGATAATCATTTAATTGATCTTGCCATTTCATTGCTTCTACAAAAGCAGTAGTAATGTCTTCATATTTCAATTGATCAATAAATGGAATTTCTTGTTTAAGAATACGGCAGCATAATCTATCAACGCTACCTACTGCCCAATGATTATATGTTTCTATTCTAAAATCATTGGGGAATATAGACATTAAATCTTGTGTGATAACATCAAAATTAGATATTTCAAGAAGATTAGAATCTCTATTTTTATCAATCCCACAAAAACCCCAAGTTTTAAACATATCTTCGTGGCCCCAATAACCAAAATCTTTTGGTTTTTCTAATCCGTCTTTAGCACATTTCAATATGTTTTCGCTGTAATTAAATGCGTGAATATTCATTTTATTTCCCTTTTAAAGTAATCGTTGGATATGAATTAAATCCATATTTTTATTAATGTAATATAACGATATTATTTCTTTATTTTGCATAAGATCGTTATTACCATTGTAATAATAATACAATTGAATTGCGTAATGATATTTATTTTGTTCAATATCAAAAGTTTTTGTGTTTTTTAACACATTTGTAATATTGTATTCACTATTAATATATTCTTTATATTTACCAATATAACAAATTTTTATTGCATTATTTTTCATTGGTTGAGGCTTGAAAAAATCTTTATTTTTCTTGTTAGACAACAACCAATTTTGCTCTAAATCTTTTACATAATTTATAAGCTCTGTTTTTGTGTTAATTTCTTCTTTTAATACTGTCGCGTTATTCATTAAATTCCTTTTCCCACAATTCAAAATCAGGATTTATGTCAGTATCTAATTCCCAATCATAAATTTTGTTTTTTTCTCGATCAGACAAAATTGGATACAATTCCATATTTTCGTAATTAATCAAACGACCTAATATAGATTGCTCTTCATTTTTGTGATTTTTTAGGCTTTCCAGAATAGCTTCTAGTTCTTTGCGTTTTTTTTCGTAAGGATTCATTTGAATTTGTTTGCCATTTCGTTAAAAGCGGCATCCCTTTCTTTATGTGTTAATTTAGACATAATATATGTTGCTTGTTCATCGTTTAACTTGTGATAATGAGTATATACTTTTTTCTCATTATCATAATTTCCACCTGTAAGTGGGTCAATCTGTGTATTCATTTTTTTCTCCATCTTTAAGTAATTTACATATTTGTATTATTTTTTTTGTTGTTTTATTATCTTCGTTATTGATCATTAAATTTCTTAAAATCCAATTGTAATCTTTACTTCTTAATGCTGGAATTTTAACTTGACTTGCTAATTTATCAAGTTCATTTAATAATAAATGTCTAGTGTAATTGTCCATTATTAACTTTCTGATTGCTCTAGTAAATCTGCTCTTACATTTAATGTTTTTAGTTCTGATTTCTTAACCCAGAAATAATTACATTTGTGTAATAATGCTGGGGTATATTCTTTTCGAAATTCTCTTTGCATAAGATCAATTCCAATTTTTTGGCATTGATCACTTAAACAATAATCATACCCAGCTTCTTTTCTTTCATCTATGTAATTAGATGAGCAATAAATACATATAGCCATTTATGTCCTTTTTAATTTGTTTATATTAAAAAATATAACAAGGTTTTGTATTATGTTTTCCCTTGTTTTTATCGGGAGAATTGAGAGAGATAATGCGTTTATCTTTACATAACCCGATTTAATATTTAATTAAATATAACCTATTTTTGCTATTTGCTCGCGTATTGGTTTTCGTTTTTCTATATACGCAGTTTCTTCTTCCATTTTTCTTTTGAGAATTGCTTTAAGATTATCAATGTTTTGTTGATTAGACAATTCTGTATGTCCATCAATAACAACATCATAACCTTGATAAAGCAAACTAATTACTAGTTTGATTTGTTCAATTTTAGATAAATACAAAAATCTTCTGTCTTCACCTAAATCATAAACTTCGTTTTTTCTCATTTTTCTAATCATAGTAGAATTGATTAAGAAATCCATAAAATCAATTTCTACTTGAGTATTATACCAAAATAATTCTGGACTAAATGGTTTGCGGTTTTTTACGCTAATTCCTTTAGTTTTTAATTGACCAGTTCTTACTAATGTATTTATATTGACTTTACGCATTGTTATTTCCTTACATCTAATTGACTTGGATGAATTTGAATACTAGAACCAATAAGTTTTGCAATTTGTTTTTTTCTTGGACCAAATACTCGTTTAGAATACTCTGAACCATCAGGATAAACTGTGCCTAAGTAATTGGGATTATCAAGCATTTTCTGTCTATCATTCATCATAATAAACAATTGCTCAATTACCGCGTAATCAATAGCATAGTCTTTATCTGTAATAGCATAATAACGAATTTCTTGAGTTGTTATTTCTTCTTTGATATAAATAACAACTCCATAACTGACTTTACCAAAGTCAATTGCTAAGCCAATAACTTCGGTATTGATGAAATCATCTTCATCTATGTATTCTTTGCCTAATAATTTGTATGTCATATAACTCTCCCTTGTTATTTTTGACTACTTAACCATTGTTTTGCTAATTTTTCGCCATCTACAATTAAACGACGATTATATTCTTTTTCTCTTTCGTCAAATATATCTTGCATTTCTTTGATTTTGACTTTGTTTGGCAATGACCTTAATTCTAGTTCATCAATTCTATTTTGCCGTTCTATTTGGTCAGCGTTCCAAATTCTTTCACATTCCAAAACAAACATAGGTTTTGATTTTATTATTAACCTATTATCTTCGGTGATAAATAAATCACCATTTATTTCTTCATACATAAACTTTCCCTTTCGTATGTATATATTTTTTAGTTTGAAGTATGTAATAAATTACAAACTTTTTTATGATTACTTATTGTTATACTTTGTATCAGTAATAAACATTTTTTTTTGCGTGGCAAATTAGCACCCAATAAACGACCCAATTTAGCGAACAATTTATCGCTAAAAAAAATTCGTAATTTTTCGGATATTAAAATTGCCATATCCCAAGTCTATCGTGAAGTAAATTGAAAATTACACGAAAGTGAAAGATACTTTTTAATTCTTTTTTTTGCGCGCTAAAAGGTGCGCTATAAGATCGGGGTCAATCCGCGAATATATTACGAATTACTTTCTAAATACTTTGTTAAGGCTTTATAAAAGCACACACCGAAGCCGGCCTTAAAGGCTTAAATAAATACTTTTTGGCGGCATCATAAAGGGATGTATATTTAACTAAATTTTAGTATGCGTTTTAGACACACAACAAATTATTTTAGAAAGTCTTAAATAAAGAACTACGCTGTATTTATTAATATTATTCTTAAAAATTGAGTACATATTTTTCTTACACTCTCTCCTGTAAAATAAATTGGGATTTCCCGGCGCAATTCTAAAATTTTTACTCAATATCAGCAATATCTTGTAAATAGGACAACATATTCCCTGCATATTTTATACGACCAATATGCACCATATTAATATTTGGGTCAACCCAAACTTTGCCGCCTATATCTTGCCAATATCTGCAAAACCCATAGTCTTCAGATAAAAATCTATTTTTATGGGGGTCAATATATGAATTAAAAAATGCGTAGGTGTATTCTTTTTCTTGTTTTGTTAAAGAGCCGGTATCATCGTCATATTTAAGATGCGGATATTCCTTTATCAACTTCTCAAAACACGATCTTTTAATCAGCATAAATCCAGTACCTGCGTCAAAAATTTCTATTGCACCATTGTCAACTTTTAAAGTTGTTTGATTGTCGTTTTTTACTGGATTGACAACAAACCTTAAACCTTTTGACATTAGTTCATCATAACGAATATCGTTAACTACAGCCTCGTGTTTTATCTTTTTCCAATTAATTTGTTTAATAGGATAAGACCCGGTTATAATTTCTTTATTGTGCCATAGCATTTTAATGACATCTTCTGGCTCAAACCCAATATCTGCATCAATAAACATCATATGGGTAAACTCGGAATTACTTAAAAACTTGGCTGTAATATTATTTCTAGCCCTGGAAATTAAACTATCACTAATCGTTGATATGGCAAATTTAATTCCACGATCTCGGCAATACATTGTCATTTTAATCAGCGACATCATTGTTGTTTCGCTTACTTGTTGATCATAGCACGGAATTGCAAACATTATATACCATGATTCAAATTGTTCTTTTTCTATAACGATATTAGTTGACTCTACATTTAATTTATTCATGTTCTTATTATACACTCCTTTGTGGTAAGAAATCTTTTTGAGAAAAAAATTTTAGCGTCATTATTGGCCAAATTCAACTTACTAATTATGACATTTCAGAGATTGTCTAGCGTAAAATCAAAATTGCCATCAACTTGTTTTTTGGCCGGATAAGTTGGGGCAAATTTTCCAGCATTATTATTATACAGGGATACTGTGCCAAAATCTTCTAAATCATCATATTTTTCTGAATCAATATCAAAATTTAATATTTCTAAATCTATTTCATTATCTATCATAATATTTGAAGCAGCAGCAAATACTGAGCCGGCTAATGCGTCAGCCATATCTTTAGAACCATTATTTGGGTGATCAATTCTATTGTTAGAAAACAATCTCAATTTTAACAATTCATTTTCAACCAAATGATCCTCCCAATACCCGCGTAATCTAGTATCATATATTGCTGTCATTAAAGTATCATAATCTGTTTTTTTCACGCTATGAAAATCTGCATTTACTCCTAATGATCTAAGACTTTGAATCATTTCAACAGATTGCCATCGATCAAAAGTAACTAAACCAACATCAAATCTTCGGCACAAATCAATAATCATTTGTCTAACAGATGCAAAATTAATTTCTTCACCGGGGTCGGCTTGCCAGGAATATATTAAATCAACATTTATCACTGGTAATTTCTCAATACCCATAGATGTTTTAATTTCTGTTATGCCGGAACAATGCGTCATACATAAAGCCGATCTATCTCTTTTTAATCCTAGATCAACATGAATAAATCTTTTATGGCCATCTGAATTATTAAACCACGGATAAAAGCGCCCTTCTTCGTCTAAAGGATTGTCTGCATAATTAAAAGCTTTTCTAACTAAATTTTCATCTCTGAAATAAGCATCTTCCATATTTGGAGGATCGCATTCAAATCTTGCTTTTGCTTCAATTGGGTTTCTAACATATTCTGATTCTAATTGTTCTCTTTTAATTGTGGGATTAACTTCCCAAGTAGCAGCTTTAATTGTCCAAGTCTTTGGTTCTTTTTTTTCTCTTGAATTGTAATATCTTTGCTGAATAAAGTCTCCTTTATATCTAGGGAATGACAAAAGAATAACTTTGCCAACTTCAGGGAAACGAGACATCACGGATAATTTACTCATATTATAAATTGCAGATGCAGAACCTTTTGCTCTAGTATCTCCTTTCAATTCAGAATCGGTTTTAAATGCAGCAATTTCGTCTAAAACAATTGTTAATACTTCGTAACCTTCCCAACCTTCACTTTCTGAGTGACCAGAGAATAATCTTACCGGGCGAGAAAAGAAAAATATTTCCGACACTCTTGGCTCAAAACCAACGCCATTAAAAAATGGAGAACCTAATAATAAATTTTTTAATGGTTCAAAAAATACTCTTTGAGCTTGCTGCGCATTTACAGCCAGATTTAATAAATCTATATAGACACCGTGAGCTTTCCCATAATAACCCAAAGGATCTCTCAAACAATGTAGTAAATATGACGCATAAGCAATAGATATTCTGCTACAATGGTCTTTACCACTACCCTTACCGAGCATACAAATGACTTCATTATCTGTATAATTATTGTAATATTGAATTCCTTTTTCTTCACCCATCAATTTTATTAAAGTAGGCTTCCGAAAGATTTGAGTACTATGTTTAACAATTTCTTTTTGAATATCAGAAAGGTCTGGCAGTCCAAGATATTTTTTATCTTTGACAAAAACTTCAATAGAAACTGGTTCTTCTACAAGTTCATCTTGTTTCAAAAGTCTATCAAAATCTTCAAATTCAAGATTAACGCCAAGATAATCAGACATTATTGTAATTCCAGATTGCTACCAATAGGGGAAAACAGTAGTCTCAAATTCTGGTCAACGCCAGTAATGGCAGAAAACAGTGGTCTCAAATTCTGGCCAACGCAGGTAATGGCAGAAAACAGTGGTCTCAAATTCTGACCAACGCAGGTAATGGCAGAAAAGGGTGGTCTCAAATTCTGGCCATTTATTATAATGGCAAGAATACCTGGTCTCAAATTATGAGACATTTTCTTCCCCATCTATTACAACATTTTCTTTACCCATAATTTGAAAAGCAATTTCCAATTCTCTTCTTACTTCTTCAGCAATTGTTGGGTGCTTAGATATAACATCGCGCAAAATTTTTGAAAGTATTTGATTAACATTTTCGGCTTTTTGCATTCGTTGGATGTATTCAGTATCAGCCTGATTGCCGCCGCCCATTAATTTATGCAATTGAGCTTTTTTAGTAGCAATTTCCCCGGCTAACTTAATCGCCTGGATTCTTGCGGCGACCATTCCGTGATCGGTTGCGATGTTAATTGTTTCCCAGGCTTCTTTGCTTAATTCGTCAAATTCTTGAAGCGCTTTAAGTGTGTTAAATTGTATTCTTTCAAGAAAATAAGGGTCTTCTTCCGCACTTTTGTTTAAAAACAATTTATATTCTTCAATATATTCTTTAACTTCATTAGGAGTTAAAGTCATCAATGTGCCTATTTCGCTTTTTGAATAACCTTTTACAAAAAGTAGCCCAACCTCTTCTATGTCTTTTATTTTATCTACAAATGTTTTTGTTTTAATAATTTCAGAATTTGACATAAATACTCACTTTATTATTCATCTTCACGATGCCTAAACGCAATTTCCCCTCCGGCTTCGGAAGCCTCTTTTGTTAAACTTTCTACCGTCATACCGTGTTCTTTAACATAATGAACCCTATAATTAAACCAGCCCTGAACGGCTTTCCACATTTTATCATCAGTTGTTTCTTCAAGCTTTTTCATTTCCTCAACAGTAAGCAAAAAACTTAAAACACCTAATGGCATGTATACAACAGTGTCAAATGATTTATCTTTGTTTTTAGCAAATTGTTTTAATAAATTTTGAAATTGTATTACTAAATCTTTAACTGGTTGACCGGTGTAAAAATCAATATTGCCATAAGCATTTCTTGCTCGGGGGCAATATTCATCAACATTAGTAATTGTGCCAAAAGAACGGCACACTAAAGGCCTGTAACCGTATATTGTGCAGCCATTTTTATAAAAAGCACAACTGCGTTTTGTTTCTCCACCCCACACCCAGTCAGGATCGCTAAGAGCGTCTATAAGTGATTTTTTAACAGAATTAAACCATTTGCTGGCTTCGTGTTCACCTTTATTTTCAAGAATTAAATAATATTCTTTATTTAAATTGTAAGCAATATTGGCACATTCCATCATTGGCAAAATTAAACCGATGGTGCAACATTTGCCAGACCCTAGGCATTTAAATTTAGTTGTATTCTGCCTTGCCTCTAACACCCGTACTTGATTATAAACCATATCAAGTTCTGAAAATAAATGCACATCGCTTAAAGATACTGTTTTTTTCATTTTTTCCCCATACTTTTTTTCCTAGCCATGTTCATTTTTCTTTGCTCTCTCCTTCTTGCTTCAACTAATTTTTGCATTGGTGACTCCGGCTTTCTAGAGCCGGTTCCTTTATTAAGGTTACGCCCCTTGCCCCTGAATTTTAACAAATCATATTTTTTACACCAGTTATAAAGAGCCTGCGGGGTGATCGTAATATTGTATGTTTGATTTAAAAGTTTAACAATATCTGTTAAATTCATACGTTTTTTTACATAATGCTCGTAAAGCCAAGTTTTATCTTTATAAGGGTCTAAAGTCATTTCCTACCTACCATTAAATAATACCATAATGCAATACCGATTGCGTCTACTATGTCATCATCACCAATATTATCAATTAAAAAATATTTTGAAACTATTTTGTTTACGCGATCTTTTCTTTCTTTTTTCTTTTTTGATTCAAAAGAACCTTTACTTTTGTCATTTTTTAATCTTTCTTTATCGTGCTTAGAAAGGTTAGTGTACCCAATACCCCTTTTCCAAAGCATAGGGTTGATATCCATAACTTTATGGCAGTGTCTGGACAACACGCCCCATGTGTAGCCTATTATATAAGATATAATCCTGCTTGTTTGAAAATTCTGTATATACACTGATTGCTCAATTACAGCGACAGATGGCTTATATTTAGAGCAAATATCCGTCAACCCGGAGAATATCTGATCAAATTTAACGGAAACATCTGGGGTTTTGGTTAATGATATTTTCCCACAGGAAATTAACTCAGGTCTATTAATATCAACCACTGCCCAACCCAACGAATGCGATGATGGATCTATTGCAATTATTCTTTGGGGATTTTGCGATAAAGAAATATTTTTTAAACTCATTATTTAAACTCTTCATTAAGACTGTTTTCATCCCAACCCCAACCGACTAATCTTTTAACAAATCTTTTTTGTTTATGAAGTTCACAAATATTTTCTTTATTGTAAGATGATAAAATTGTAGTGCATTTTTTTACTGAGCAAATTCTTTTTTTATTTTTATTTTTCTTTTTGCTATGGTAAGCAGCTAACAGTTTACTATTAGTTACTACACGACGACACTCCGGAGAGCAATATACGCTGTTATAAACTTTTGCAACAAATTTTTTAGAACATTTCGTGTTCTTGCAAATTCTCTTTTCCGTTGTCATTTTCACCAGACCAGCAAAGAGAGCGCACATTACAAGATTGACAATGCTTAGATGTTATCTTGTAAGGTCTCTCGGGGATAATTTGCTGGACAAAACTGCCATAAATTTCCCTATATTTTTTGAATAATTTATCTATAAAAACTTGATCTTTTTCTATATATATTGACAATAACTCTTGATTGTTTTTATTTTCGTAAATAACAAAACCGCTATCAAGATTTAAACATTCCATATAAATTTGAGCTTGCCTATAGTGCTCATCTTTTGGTTTTTTATAAATCTGTCTATAGTGAAAACCTTCTGAACTAATAGATTTTAATTCAATTAATTTTTCACCATACCAATTAATTATACCATCGGCAGTTCCCTCAATGGGTGGGGAGGCATAATTTACAGGTATTTCCTCATTAACCAATATACCCATTTCCCTAAAATATTTATAAAGCCTATCATGCACGGCATGACCATTATCAAAAATTCTGTGTGTTTGGGGTCTAAAATCAACATCAGTGTTAACGCCTTCAAACATATAATACCAATATCTCTTACATTGGTTTGTATAACTTGGGTGGAAGCCGTTTACTTTTTTAAAAGACACTTCGTTTCTTTTAGAAAGATGATCGTCAATTGCCTGGACTAAGGATATTTCTAGATCGCTCCCAGAAATACTGCTTTCTGGTTCAATCTTTTCAACAACCTTTTCTTTCTTTTCTCTTAACGCTTTTAATGATTTCATTGATTGAAACCGCCCTTTCCAGCAAGCTTTAATGCATTTATATTCTCTGCCAATGCCTCATACATGGTTTTCCATATATCATTAACAAATTTGTCTTGATCACCCATAACGGCTGATTTTCTTTTAAAAATTTGTGATTTTACAATCATTAATGTTCTATAAGCCGCCAATGTGTTCGCAGCCTTTATTGCCTGCATACCAAGATAGTGATCCGGATTATCAATTATATCTTCTACAATACGGAGACATTCTAAAAATTCCTGCGCTTTGTCGCCCATCATTGCAGTAATGATGTCTTTATTTACAATAATATCTGCCATTACAAATCTTTTTTTAAATCTTCTGTCTTATAAGATAGTTTATCACAAAAAAAACAATATCTCCGTTTAAACATTTTTAATTTTTTCTCCAATCCATTTAGCAACTGGTGATGCTACCGCATTGCCACACATCTTATATCTGTTAGTGTCTGCAATAATTTTATCGTCATCACCATATTTAGTATGGTTATCTGGGAACCCCATTAGTCTTTCACACTCAAGCGGAGTTAGTCTTCTTAAAACAAGATCGGATGTCATTACGCCATGCTGAGATATTGTATCTAATGTATAAGAT